TGTGCACGGTGGTTGGTGCTTTGGACCCAAGGTCGGGAAAGTTCTCGCCAAAGCCGGGTTCTTTTTGGACCCGCCGATGGATGTGCACCCCCGGACACTTGTTCGTGGCACTGCACTTGGCTTGTTGCCTTGTGCTTCATTCATCGAACCGCTCCGCATTTACCTGGAGCGTGTTCTTCAACTCACCGGCGACGCTGACGATCGCGCCGGGGGCCGCGAGGAGTGGCAAATGACCCTCTCGGCCTGCACACCCAGCCTTGACACGGCTGTGTTCCTCGCAGACACATATGGTTGGACACAACCGATGGCTGCAGCCTTCCAACGTGAGCTCAGGGAAGCTTCACTAGGCTGCACGACCATCGGACCAGTGTTCCGACACTTGTGCGAGGTTGACACAGCTGGTGTCAAGACTTGGTGGTGCTAGTCCAGCCGCCCTTATCACGCGGATGTAACATCGTGAGACAATTAACATGGTGTCCTCGTAACCACGTAGGAGCGTGATGCATGCGTGGAGCAGAGATCCAGGGGGAAGTCCCGCGTGAATGCCCTTCAGTACCCCAATTGTAGCTATATGTAAATAATTAGATAGAACCTGATAGGTGCCGAACACAATAAAGTTATCTGTGCAGCAATAGGCTGTTCACAGTTGTGTAACAATACCCTCCGGCACCACAGATGGTGGAATTCATAACTCTAGCCATTAGGGCACACTTTAGAAATGTCAGGAATCAAAAAGAAACACACAAAACAAAAGGCAGCTTCGCGTCCCAGAACCGTAACTGTTATCAAGAAAACCATACCCAAGATTGGCGGGCGCGGAGGCTATGTGTCCGACGCGCTTGGCGGTCTTGGGTCGTCAGCAGCTTCCGCCTTTGGCGGGCGCTATGGACTGCCACCCTCTCTCACCGGGGCGGCAGGCGACTACATTGGTCGCGGTATCGGCAACGCTGTTGAGCGTGCTGGTAGTTGGTTTTCCAAATTGCTAGGATTTGGGTCATACCGAGTCCGACGCAACTCACTCATGCCTGATCCGGCCGGCCGCCCTAGAGCGCACGCGCCGGACGCTGCGGGTGGGTCAGGTTTACCCACCAATTCACCACCGTTGTTTACGAGCACTGGCGTCGGTAGTGATATCACCATAGCCCACCGGGAGTTTGTAGGCAATATCTACTCTTCCGTGGGCTTCAATGCTCGCACGTTCTACGTCAACCCAGGAAACCCACTGCTGCACCCATGGCTGTCCAACCTCTCGCAATTGTTCGAGGAATACGACCTCATGGGCATGGTGTTTGAATACAAGAGCACTAGTGCGGCCGCAGTAGGCACACTGTCCTTGGGTATGGGCGTGGTAGTCATGGCGTCTGATTATGATTGCTATGACAATAATTTCACTAGTAAGCGGTCCATGGAAGCCGCTGAGTTCAGTACGAGTGGCGTGCCTTACGCCGATCAGATGCACCCTATCGAGTGCGAT